TAAGACGTGTTTCCATTAGGGTCGATGATTAGAAGATCAAGCTCCCCAAGAGTTGGGGGGGATACTGTCGCCAGTATTTCCCATTCAATCGTCGTAGCTTTCCCTAATAGATACACAGGCGGTTACTCTTCAGTTTGTTGACGAGAGTAGCTTATAGCAAATTTCTTCACAGATACAGGAACCTTATTACCAGTACGCTTTCCAGCAACGATTTCATCTTTGTGCAAAGTAATCCGAGTGCTTTCAGCAATATCGATCAAAGCTTTTTCCAACTCAACAGGTACGTCGAGAGGAACAATTTTTGATAGACCAAAATATTGATTTTCAAAACTCAAGTTAACAGTTGTCATTACATCGTTTTCACGACTGTCTTTGTTGGTCAAAGTGACAATGTGTGTTTTGAAAGCTTTTTTGCGAGCTTCTGCAATTTTTCGTCGCAGCATAATTTTTTTGGACGGTTTACGTCCAGCATTTTCTTCTTCAGTTTTTTGCATAGCTTTTTGAAGCTCTACTTGTGCAGCAGCTTCTTCTTTAGCCGCTCTCTCTAAAGCTGCTTCTTCTGATGCTTCAGCTTCAAGTTCTTCAGCTGTAAGTTCGTATTCTTCTGTGTTTGTTTCTTCAGTAGATTCTTCTTTGTTTTCTAGGGCCTCATCTACCATACGTGACAACTTTTCACTTGGGATGTTCTTTGGGAAATCCAAACCGAGTTCTTCGGCTTGCTTCATCAGATCTTCGCGGTCAGACATATTAAATCCTGATAGGTTGTTTAACGGTTAAATAGACACCCCCGTAGGGGTGCCCATTACTGCTCTAGCAGACTACCAATCATTTACTGAGAAGCAGCTACCATCATCTTCATAAGACGCTCTTCACGCAGAATGATACCTGCATACCACATGTTGTAGCTGAAGAAGCCTGTGGTGCCGAACGGGTTGCTAAGCTCAATCTTCGATGGTGCCTGAGAATTGAACTTAATCTTGCCGTGACCTTTTAGACCTACAGTTGCAAAAGCACCTTTTGTCGGGAACAGGATAGGAAATACGTCAAAACGGGTTTCGCCGCTAGAGTAGTCCGAAGTTCCAGTAAAAGTGTTCATTGCAGTTGCTGAGGTAGCATCCAGAGCCGTATAAGACAAACCACCAGCATAGCCAGTGGGTACAACTGCACCTGCACTACGGTAGCTGAGAGCGGTCTCAGACTCGATGAACCGCACATCACCCATTGCACCAACTTCGCCTTCAGCCAAGTTAGAAGCACCAGAGTACTTGTACGCAGGGATGTAAGCGAATTCGGTAGTACCGTTTTCACTAACACTGCCACGAACAACGTTTTCCAGATCAAACTTCACTTCAGGACCGACAATAGCGTAGAACGCTTTGTTGACAGTACGAGTGTCGATTTTTGTGGAACCGGTAACAATGCTTGTGTTCTTTTCAGCACGGTTACGAACCAGCTTACGAACACCCTTACGGATGAGGTCGTAATTGATCTGTGCAAAGGAATCTTCAGAATCATCAACTGCAGTGATTTCGTCACCAACAGTAGACAGAGAAGTACCCGCACCAGCGTACATCACAGTGGTAGTAGCCAGCATGTCCAACTGAACCAGGTCTTCAGAACGCTGATTAGCAAGTTTGCCGAGCTCTTCACGGTAATGAACCTGAACCATATCTTCAGAAAACATTTCAACTTCGTCGGTGTAATCGATCATTTCACCGTAGCGAGAAAAGGTAGTATCAATCGTAACTTTCTTGATTGAACGCTTGTTCGTTGCACCAGAACCTTCAGTCAACGATGCACCGCTACCGTCAGTGGCATTCAGACCTTCAGAAACATCAGCGATGTTACGGGCAGTCAGGTAGCCTTTGGTAGCAAAATCACCATCAGTGACTTCACGATCATAGATATGCAGCCATTTTGAGACCTTGTACGTCATACCACGTTTAAGAGGCATAGAACGTCGATCAGCAAATTGTGCGTACACAGCTTGTGCGTTAGCGGCTTTTACACCAGCTTTGTCGTAGTAGTGAACAATTGTGTTCTGTCCGTGCGTACTAGCACCGGAAGGACCACCATAAACATTATCAGTCATCTTTTAATTCCTCAGTTTTTCGACATCAGGTTTTTGTACCAATCGTCGAATTGCTCATCATTGTCATCTTCAAGGTAATCGGTAACGCCCTTTTTATCAGCGCGTGTCCGAGTCGATGCAGCTGCACGTTTTCTTTGAGCTTCTGATGATGCCTGAACAGAATTGTCTACCATTTCTTGTGTTTGCTTATTAGCGTTATTGACAGAATTTTTTGCTTCGTTTTCTGCCTGGCTAACTTGCTCACCTGCAAGCATGTAGTATTCAATGTCTGATTTGGTATTTCCATCCAGCGTTTTCAGTTTGGCGGCTACTGGTAAAACTTTATCGTACAAGCCACTCTTAATGTCGTTGTGAAGTCCTGAAATCATGTCAGGATTTTTCGCAAACTCACTTCGAGAAGCTGGGTCCCATCTGTTTTGAATAACATCTACTGTTGTCGTGTACTCAGGATCAGAACTAATCTGGCTAGTTACTTCCTCAATCCTTTGCTGGTATTCAGACTTGCCATACTGAGTAGGACTGTAGCTGTTTTCTTCAACATCTCCATCAATATCCAGTGGGTCAATATTGTGGGTTTTCATTAAGTTCTGAATTGCGTCTTTGTTGCCTTTTAAAGCATCAATCGCAGTATTGAACTGGCTTTCGGTAATGCCTTCCTCTTCCATTGCAGAAATCATTTTCCGGTATGGAGCGATTTTCTGCATTTTCTGAGTGTAGTTCATCGCCTTACCGAATACGGTTCCGAACTGATCGAAAATCTCGTCTTCAGTAAATTCGTATTCTTTACCGTCAGCAGTGTACTTTCGTACTTTTGCTTTACTGGCTTTATCTTCTGATTCTACATCCGGATCTTTATCACCATCACCATCATTATCATCATCATCATCTTCCGGATCTAGTTCGTTTCCGTTGTCATCGAAAACTTTTTTATCTTCTGAAGCACCGTCGTCGCTTTTCTTGGCATTTTCCGATTCTGCTTCTTCGTCTTCTTCGTTCTGTTCTTTTTTTTCAGTCTCACCTGGTTCGGGAATTTCGTCAGTCAATTCATTATCTGAAGAATTTTCTACCTCATTTTCCCGAATGCCTTCCTGAAGATTATCCAAATTCTCTTCTGTGCTTTCTTCAGAATCACGACGGATTTCGTAAATAGCTTCAATTGGATCTTTATCGTCGTTAAATACGTCTTCTTCAGTAACGTTTTGACGAGCCATTAGTGAACTCCGCCTTCAGATTCTTCTTTAGCAGCAAGTTCAGCTTCTTCGTCGTCGCTGAGAATTGGTTCTGCTGCAGCTTGGTGCATCTGATCAATGGTCATAAAGAAGAATTGAAGATTACTAATAGCAACCAAATCTTCCATGATGTCACCACGATCACCACGCTTTTTAATTGCCGGCATAGATAAAAGACTTACAGAGTCTGCAGCTTTGTCTCTAAAGTAACCTTCGATAATAACTTTTTTAAAGTCTGGGTTATCTCTTAAACGATCAAGAGCCTGTCCCATATCAACATAATGTTCAATTTCAGTTGTTTCTAGTTCTACGTTTTCGTTTTGGTTACTCATTTATGAGTCCTGTTAGTTTTAATGTAAGTAAATTTTTAATTAAATCTGATGTTATAGCAATGATTACTTCTTGGTCAACTGTTTTGCATATTCTACTTCTCTCTTAGAAGCGCGATCAGATTCTTTTTCTAATAAACTACTGCTACGGTCATGATCTTTTTTCTGCATTTCTTCTTGGAATTTACCTCCTTCAGCCGTGCGTGTGAAATCCAAATCTTTAAGATCTGTATCAGATTGAATGTTTCCAGCTTTAGCTTGATCAAGCATTGCTTTGGCTGTTTTAACCTGAATGTCTACAACATTTTCTTTAGCCCGTGAATTGCGTTCTTCTATTTCAGACATAAGCTTCTGCATTTCCAGCTCTTTCATCTTCTCAATATATGGATCAGGTTGTGGCTGATATTCTTCAATCATTTTTGCCAGGTCAGGCATTTTATGCAGCTTGGAAATTTGAGACATAAGAAGATTCTTCATGCCTGTATCCATGCCTTGTCCCAATGTTTGAAGTAAGAAAGAAAGCTTTTCTCCTTTTGCAGAATTGTCTTCAGCTGTGCTTACTTCAATCTCAATATCTACCAAGCCCTTGAGATCATCACGCTTGATCGGTACGAATTCTTCATTCGTCATCCGGACAACTTCTTCTTCTTTCAAAAATTCAGAGTTGTACTCCATCCATTTCCGCATCAGAGGCTTGATTAGGTTCTCAGCTATGCTTCTAACGATATCCAAACGCCTGACGGATACTGCATCTAGGGCTCCCCGGGCTGATGTAGCAGTGCTTCCCAATCCTGACCCAGTAATGCCACCACTGAAAGCTTTAACGCCCAGCATGCTCTCAGACTCGTTGTTGACCATCTCAAGAACACTGAAAACACTATTTGGTATTGGGTTGTAGCTGCCTTCGTAAAAATCATTTTCAGTGCCGTTGTACTCAAAGTTGCTGCCATTGAGGAACCGCTTCATGTTTCGTGTATCCAGAGCACCTTTACGAACGCCCTTTTGAGCGTTGTTAGATCCTGCCATGTTATCCAGGATTCCACGCTTAATCGCTGTAGTGATCTTTTGGTTATCGCTTACAAGCTCTACGCTGGCTTCACCATGAATCTTGAAAGGTGTTGGGTTGTTCTTGAGCAGCAAGAAGGGAAGTCCTTGCCCGGGCAAAGGGTTAGATTCCAGTTGAATAAGCGTATCGCCAACCCATGTTGCTACGACCGGTTCAGCAATACCCGTGTTTTCAATATCGTAAACACCCCAGTACTCATAGACGAGAATCTTCTTCCTGGCAACATCCTGAAATTTGAATTCTGATTCATCTTCAGGGTCATAATCTGGACTTTCACCATCCAGCATAGTGACAGCCAACTTCTTCAAGTTCTTGTATTTGCCACTCTTACGGAGCGTACTCATGTCCGATTCGTACCGGTGACAGACAAAGTTTGCCTTACTTAAATCACCAAAGCATGTAGGATCAATGTAGATGTCTTCCATCCGACAAACAGTTGCATCAGGTTGGTTAACCAAAATTTTGATCTGCTCTATTTCTTCTTCACCTATCTGCTCCGGCATACCATTTACTAAACCCATAATAGGCATCGTAATTTTTTCTTTCTTGTCTTCGTAGTTCCAACCTGTTTTAACTACTACTGTTCCCTCTGAGTAATAGAGCTTTATTACATCAGTAATGAACTGGTACCGGTTAAACTGTCTTGCAAACTGGTTATTAAGAATAATCTGATTTTGCTCAGCAGCTGAACGGTCTTCAAACGTTACTGGGCTGCACTTAACGATGTCAGTAGTAGACACAAAAGGGTCTTTTACGCTTGCATGCTGCCATTCGTCTTGACGCTTAATGTCTCGTGAAACCAGGCTTGATTTGCCTTTCTGCTCATTGCCATAAGGCTCACCGTTGTATTCCTGCCTCCATTTTTCAATGTTGGCTACGATCTCCAGACGCAAATTGTTAGCAGCGTCCACATCAGTTTTGAATGCTCTCAAAAGATCTTGTTTGCTCAATTTTTTAGGTTCGTCATTCATTACTGAGCCCTATAAATTATCATTTACTTCGAATTTGCCAATAGATGAATATCCGTTCCAACCAGCTAAA